CGACATTACCAAAAACAGATCCATATCCCTTTACAACTCCAGCGGAGGTGTCAGCGTCTAACAGCTCGCCTATCTGGGTTGATTTATAAATGATTGTGTTCATATTGCAAATTTAATTAATTATAAATAAATGAGTGATCCTCCATCATCAGCCATAAATGGATCATCCTGGTAAGCTATTTCTCTATCATTAGCATTTTTTAAAAAATCTGTTACAAAATCAAAACCGAATTGATATGTATAGTTAATTGGATCCTCACTATCAGGATGTTTTTCTAAATATTTATTTCTTAGTTTTTCAAATTCCATCTACTTGTTTTAAAAGTTCTCTCATTAATTCTTTAGTTTCCTCAAATAGCTCTGGGAAATATTTTTTAAATATTGGATTTTTGTAATAATAATTTTCAAAAGTATGCGCTAAAACCTCAGCATATTGACCATAAACTCCTCTCCTGGTATAGTAACTCGTAGAATGTCCATACCCTAATCTATTTTTAGTTAAAGCGCCAAAAAAATCAGCCATTGCGCCGTGATTTTCTTGTATTTCATTTACAGACAAATCTGGAAAATCTCTTTTTAATCTATTAATATCCCACTCTAATTTTCCAGGATGATAGTCGTTGTATACAGCTCTTTGAACATCATAACCCTTACGATGCCCTAATTTTTTTTGCCAATTTTCAAAATATTTTTTTACTGTAGGATCTACAATTGGATTTCTTTTATCATAAGGATTATAAACCGCCCAATTTCTTTGATTATGTATTGCGTGACCATACTCGTGGCTTAAAACCTTGTTAATTGTTTTACTGCCTTTTTTGTACCTTTTAACTCCTATTTTTATTGTGCCTCCTAGATGCTCAGACCCTCCATTTGTTCTTACTAAATTAACTGGCTTTATTAAAAGATTTAAATATTCAGTATTTTCAATTAGATACCCATCCTCAATCATTCTATCTAACTCCTCTGGATAGAATTGCGGCTTTTTAGGCTTAACCTCCTCAACCGCCTCTCGAACTGGCTTAGGATTTCTTAGTACGCTTTGAGTTGATGGTCCTGTAGGCTTAGTTCCAATGCCTTGCCCTGGAGGTCTTATTCCAAATCCCTGGATAGTTCCTGTAGCTTGAGCCTCTGGTTTAGGGAAAGGCGCTGTAGAACATCTACAGTTAACCACATTTCTGGCGCTTCCAGATGGATCACCAGGATGGAATAACTGTTCGCCACCTACCAAAAACCTTTCTTTGAAACCTACTATTTGCCCATCTGCAAACCTATGAGCTGCACGTTCTCTGCCATCTACTGAAGTCATCCATTCCTTTTGTAAACTTTCCTGTCCAAACATATCAGTTGCACTCTGTAGCGTTGCATAATTAGCAGCATTCGTTGACTCAGTCCTGATTAATCTTTCTGCCTGGCTTTTGCTGTATTGGCTAAACTTCTGGCGTAATAACTTTCCGCCTTCACGTTCACCCATAGTCATAAACTCTGGATCTGAGGATAAACGTTTGAATACATTCACTAGAGTAGCCTTAGCAGTCCCCTGGACTAGTGTTACTCTCTCGGCTGCTATTTGCTGGCTGACTCTGTTAAAACGCTCCGCCCAAATATCATCATAGCCAGATACATCCACTTGCTTAGATATTACCTTATCAAAGTTTTGAGAATACCATTTTGCAAACTTGAGTCCTATGTTTACATAGACTTGGCGATATATTTCAGATAAATCGGCTAATCTAAATAACCCATCAAATCCAGTGGCTTTCCTAGTGTTTAAAAAATCATCTATTGCTTTAAGGTACTCACCCTCATAGTATCGTCTAGCATTAGCAAACTCTTTACGCTCTGCACTAGCCAGAACTTTATCAAAGTTATTTTTCCAGGATTCTTTAGCTTTTTTTAGTAACATTATTCCTGGTTTTTATTTATAACAATCGCCTGGGACTCATTAAGCAAATACAGCTCTTTAGTTTTCTTTTTTTGATCCCATAGAGTAGTGCTAGGGCATTCAATCTCTTTAATCCCTGGAATAGTTAAATCATTTAACCAGAATAGATAGTTGGCTTTAGGGTCATCTACAAAATACAATTTAATCACATCATCTGGCAAAGCCATTATTTGATCATATTTGTATTTTTCTAAGATTTTAGTATTATAGTATTTGTTTCGGAATTTCATTTCTATCACGCAATTACTACCATTTGGCGTCTTTCCTTTTGCATCATAATGATCATAACCGCCACCACACCACTTTAAATCCCAGCCATCGAGATTGAATAATGTGACAATTGATTTTTCTAGGTTATGTACATCCTGGATTTGCAAATGCTTTTATTTTGTTTCTATAGAGTCAAAATCTATATCCTCATTATATCCCTCATCACGTCTCTGAGCTGCATAGAACTCATCTAGGCGGTTATTTTTAGCTGCCTCATATTCAGCGTGAGTTGCAAATGGCATAAAGACTGTCGAGCCGTTAAATAAATGCTCGTGATACCCAGTGCCTCCCATTTCGATTGCTCTAGCTTGAGCCTCCTCTATAGTAGTGTAAGTGTCAACTGTATTAATTACAGCGGTTTTAAATAGTTTAGATATATCTAAATCCAAACCCTTATCAGCCGCCTCTGGAATAATGTCACCATTAATGGGCATTAAATTAGCTGGGACATAGTAGTCATTTAGTTTATCATTTTCCTCATCTAAACCATAAGACATAGCAGCTCTCTTCTCGTTTGGCGTGATCCACCAGGCTTGGCTCATCTGTCCAACTACCTTGTCCATTTCCTCCTGTAGTTCTGGGATAGCTGAGTAGTCAAAGTCTATATAAATCTTATCGCCATACTGAGGCGCTAGCCATCTATTTAGCTCATCTCTAATTTTATTAAGCTCTGGAATTACAGCATTTTGATAGAGTGCCTTTTTAGCCTCTTTCATATTGTTGTAAGTAGTGCTTTCAGTATTGTTTAGCAGCTGTACTGGTACATTGTAAATATTACATAGATCCTTTATAGTGCCGTTATATTGTTCTATTAAAGATAAATCAGAGGCATTAAGTCCAAAATTTACCCACGAAAGTTTCTTAGGAGTAATGATTACATCCCCAGCGTTATCGCTGCCTTGGTATTGTTGGCGGAATTTATCTTTTAACTGTTTAGCCTGGACCTCGTTTAAATCGCCCTCCTCAGACATTAAGATCCCTCTCGCTGTTTGATTTTGTAAATACTTAACGCCAGTAGTGATTGCCTGGTTATTGGCATCCATTACCCTAAGTCCAGCCTTTAAAGGTGACATTCCATATAAATGCGATCCTGTCCCATCGTAATAAAGGTTTGTATCTTTTATATGGCAAACCTCATCAGCTGCAATTCTATAAGTTCCATTGTAGGATAGCGTATATTCTTTTACTGGCTCCATAATACCGCCAGAGTTAATCTCTACTTTTTGAGATGGCAATACATAAAGTTCTTTAAATTTTCCAACTCCAGCTCCTGTATCTGGTCCAATACCATAGATGTATCGGTTTCCTGTAAGTTTCCCAAAGGCTATGATCTCTTGAATCCAGGCATTATATCCCTGTGCTGGGTTTGGTCTATCTAGTAATTGATGCAGCTCAGTATCCTCTAGCTCTACTAGTGCCTTTTTCTGTAGCATCTTAGCTTGTAGAATAGTGTTTGAGTTAAAGTCTCCAGAGGTGAGCGCCTTGTATCTTTTTAGATCATTTGATTTTTGCACCTCATAAACCTGGAAAGGAATGTTTGTCGCTGACTTAGTAATCAAATTTATAATAGAATAGATTGTGGCGTTGTATCGATAGCCCTTGTCGATGTAAGTATCATCGTTCTCTGGATTCCATACCAGAGTATCACCTAAATAATTATAGATTGCTTTGTTGAAATCTATATGAGTTTTTTGTGCGCTTTTAGAAACAATGTTTTTGAATCTATCTAAGAAACTAGCCATCCAATACGAAAATTTTTAATTATACAAAAATAGTAATTATATTACAAAGAAATTGGTTCGTTTACCATATTGCGAATAAACGCCATATCTAATGCAGTCCATCTGGTGATTAAAGCGATCCATTGGCTTATTTATTATAGTGCCATCCTTTAATTCTGTCCAGTAGTAATTGTGATATTCTTTTATTATGTTTTTTGATTCCTGGCTTACTACTATGTTAAATTCCTTTAGCAGTGATATTCCAGCGTTAATTGATCCTGTACCTTTTACAGCTGGTTTAACGTACATTCCTAGGCGTTTCATTTCCTCTCCAGATTTAGGCTCGGCAGCATCATAGAAAGTAAGTGTTTGATCATATCCCAATCTTTTAAGCTCCTCTACTATGTCGCTGTTTGTAAGTCCTGTCTTATAAATTAGCTCGTGAATGTAAATAGTATCGCCTTTGCGTACTATATACGATGCGGCTGTTGGATCATTTGTGTAGCCAAAATCGAGTCCTATCACGCCCTCAGTATCCCTATCAAACTCTGGAAAGTCGCTATAAGGTATAAATGTCCAGTTACTAAATATCTGGCGTGCTGAGAATACTGCCTTTTGACCCTCTCCAAAAACTCTCCAGTAATCTGGATCACGCTCTTTCATTCGCTCTATCTCAAATACTAGATCTGAGGATAGGAATTTATTATCCTGGTACGTTGTTATCCAGGTGTCGCAGTCATCTCTAGGAATTATTTCATCATATATCCAGTGCACAGGATCACTAGGGTTAAAATCCAGGATAATATAATCAGTACATCTCATATTAATTTGGCGAAAATCCTCCTGGTCTAATTCATTAGCCTCGTTTAAAAATGCTATGTTTCTTTTACGACCTCTGATTTTCTGCGGCGCATCTACTGACAGGAACTCTACTAAATGATTACTATAGGTAAAATGTCCCTCGACTTTGTTTAGTACAGCGCCATCCTCAAACATACCTACAGACTCAGCAATCTCCAGAAAGTCCCTTTGTACAGATCCTTTGAGTGCTGGTAGTGTTTTTCTTACTATTGATATTACTAAAGGCTCTTTAGATGAGGTAAGTAGCCATATAAGATACTGGCATATAGCATACGTTTTGCCGCTTCTAGTTCCACCCTGGTGAACTCTGAGCCTAGCATTAGAATTTTTTAAATCGTAAAATTGTCTATTTATTTTCTGTATCATCTTTGCGATCCGCTGGGATCCACTCAATAACCCTAGATGTTAATCCCCCTGTTTGTTTTATTTCTTGTCTGGTCCCATTCAATCTATGAGCCTCGTGTTCTTCAGATATCATTTTCATAGCTGCTATTTGCAGGCTAGGAGTTTCTGAATCAATCCAGTTAGAAAGCATCTTAGTTTTTTTAGATACTCTCATTTCCTCTACTGCCTTTTTTATGGCGTCAGATTCGTGTAGCTTATGATTGTAAAAAGTCTCCTTAGAACAAGGCAAAAACGCCACTATATGCTCCATAAACATTAGTTTATGCTTACTTATTGCAGCCAGTGATTTTTTCTCAAGTTCTTTAGTATCGTATGCCATATTTTTTATCCCCATCTAAAACTGACTCCAATAATAAAAAGATATATATCAATGCTTTTCATTGTATTATCCTCGAATGAGTTTAAATACTCAACTCCGAAAACTATTCCCATCAAAGGATAAATTTGAATTTCAGTCATTGTTTAATTTATTATACAAAAATACGTAAAAATCCCAGACAGCTTGTTGATAGTCTTTAGGATCGTGTAGTTTGTTAGTAGTATGCGCCTGGTCATTGACTACATAGACTAAAATAAACTTTCCATTCCTGGGCTTTGGATATATTCTTACTCCATTGTCATCACACCACTTAAAAGCCCTGTAATGCTTTTCCTCTGTATTAACTACT